TCATTCCGCAATTTTTCGTACTACACCAAGATTTTCAATAAGATACTGCCAAATGTTTTCTTCAAGAACGACTTCCCCGTCTGGAAACTCGTAGATTGTATCGCCATACAAAATTTCATCTCCGCACGCATCTACTCCCCAATGTTCTGATTCAATCTGATATGGGTAGCCTGTCCGCAACATTCTCGTGATTGCTGGATGCTCTAAGTCTTGCACGTCTTTTCACCTCCTTTTTTGTAGGAATTCCCTCCCTTCGTGTCTAATAGTGGCGGAGAAGGGAGGTGAAAGCATGAAAGAAAAGTTTCAGAAAATCGAAGAAATATTCAAAATTCTTGATGAATCTTTAATCAAAGAGATTATTGAACCTAAGATAAGCAATCGTATTCGAAACCATTACGATACCCTTATTCAACTCGGACTCAAAGATGATGAATTGATATCTGCGCTAGTTTCCGTTAGTGTCGCTGAATCCATTAGACTAAGCGCGTTCATTACGGTTTTATTAACAAACCTTGATCCAAACGAGCCATTCGACCCTCGCGATTTTATTCATGTCGTGAAATGAATGGTTTTGCTAGTTCTTGAATACGCTCTTTGCTTAATGGCTCTGGAAGCTTTATTACCGCATCGCTGGGTTTCAAACGTTCTGTATACACTTCACATTTCGGTTCAAACTCATTGATCCGCTGAAGGGTTTCCTGTAGTTGCTCTACAAGAGTTTCGGCTCTCTCAAGCAAATGCTGGAATTCTTCAGCATTCTTGAATTGAATGGATGCTTTCATATTTCCTCACCTCCTTTTGCAGGATTCCCCTTTCTTTTGTCGAATGGTGACAATGAAAGGGGGTGAGTAGCCTTGAAGAAGATATACGCCAATCTTCTTGGTGAATGGGTCGATCTCTCATCCGATGATACATGCTTAATGGGACCACGTATGGTCAAACCTTCCGTTTGGTGGGAAGAAAACGCTGAGATTTGGAGTCCCAATAAAAAAGATGAACATACCATGTATCAATTGGACTATGTGAATATTCACTACAAAGGGAAAGACTATCGAATCAGCCCTATTTTTATCCAAGTTGTTAGCGAATAACGTCACTCAGTTTTGGCAATGACATCCGAATAACGTCGAAGGTTAAACTCAACTTCAAGGTTTCTTTTCAATTCTTCAGAGTCGTCAAGCTCCAGCTTGGCGGCTTTTAACGCGAAATATAGATTGACTTGTTGCGCAATTCTTTCCCACTCGTATTTTTTAAGACCTTGGAGTTGCTCAACTAAAGACGCGATTTGCTCTTTTGTCATTCCCTTCACCTCCTTTGCGTGTAGTCAATGCGCCAGTGCGCATCGTCATGACCAGGAACAAACGTGACGGGCGGGGGAGAACCCGATAGTTCCTAGCCATGACGACAGGCACTAGACCTGTCGGGTATGCGTGTAGTACAATGGTGGTGTGTGGGGGCTAGCGTTGCCGCGCTGGCCGTTTTTCTTGTTGTAGCTCACGCAACCTTTGTTTCATTCGGTACTCAAACACCATGATGTGGAACGGATTGTTCCGCATCACCTCACAAACTCTCCGAATCTCTGAAACTTTCATTAAACGAGTAGTGAAGAAACGTACACTCATCACTCATTCCCCTTTCTTGCTACAACTGCAATATCAATCCCTTTCTCACGCAGCGTTTCCACGATTTTCACCAACTCATCGTGCCGTTCTTTCCGCCTAATAAGCTCGTCCAAATCTCGCTTGCAGCGAAGGAATTCCTCCGCCCATTTCTCTGCTTCGTCAAAGTGATCGTGTATTAATTCCAGGCGCGCTTGGAGTAAGCATAACGCCCCGAAGTTGACCAGCTTCTCCGCCAAGTGACGGTCTTTTTCTAATACGTTCATTGCTTCATCTCCTCTCGGAGTCGAAGCCCGAACCGTTCAGGATACTTCTTGATTGCTTCAAGCACCGTTCCTAACGTCACAACGTTTTCGTGCAGTAACCCTTTATCGTCATCGAATGTTACTTCCGTAATAATGTTGCGATCCAAATCCAACACACTCACAACGTATAGTGGTGGTACAGCGTCAAATTCCAAAATGGACGATTGAATGATTTGCGGTTGTTTATAGAGCGCATTTACATGGTTACGTACAAACACCGGAAGCTCATCGAACGAGATACGTTTAATTTTCATTGTTATCCCCCTTCATTTCTTGCTCTTTCTGCTTTCTGCGCTTTTCATTTTCCTTGACCATCCGAATATAAATTTCGATAAAGTTATCTAGCGCTTCTTTTGACGGTTCTTTCCGTTCACCTACGCACCGAACGACTACTTCTGGCGGCTTCATCGTTCTTTTTCGTTTTTTCACGTTCACCATCTCCTTTTTAGGAGATGTATGCGACGAATCATCGTGTACAACATTCTGAATTTCCGACATTTTATTTCCCTCCTGTCAGTTTGTAGGAATTTCCTCCCTTCGTGTCGAATAGTGGCGGAGAAGGGAGGTGATAAAAAATGGCAAAGTTTTATTACTACAACAAACATGTTGATAATAAAGGAAACCACGAAGTTCACAGCGAAGATTGTTCTTATTTGCCTAACTATGACAACCGCATAATGATCGGGTACGAAAACGACTGTAAATCTGCAATCGAGCGAGCAAAACGAGAAACCGGAAAAACGAACTTCGATGGCTGTTGGTATTGTAGTTTTGAGTGCCACACCGGATAAGAGGGGCTAGTCCCTCTTATCTCTATAAGGAATCGCATTATCGTAATAAAACTTTCTGACAAGTGACGGTATTTTTTCGAGTTCCCTTAATGTAAAACCGTGTTCCTGACACTGTTTGCAAATGTACGTCACCAAGTCGTTGAACGCTTGTTCTCTTTGGTTGTTCATGTATATCCCCCTCTCTCATTATTCGTAATGGGCGAGGATGATCTTTGCGATAACGTAAAGGTCTTCTTCGTCCCATCCTTTTTCGTAGGCGAATTGCAAAAGTTCTTTTGCTTTTGTGAGCGTTTCGTTCGGTAGTTTAATCATGTCTTTCATTCCCTCTCACCTCCTTTTGCAGGATTTTCCTCCTCCTTGTCGAATGGTGACAATGAAAGGAGGTGGTTTCAATGATTCGGATTGTTTATGGTTCGTGCCCAGAACAAGATTGCGAATATGACATCGCGGTTTACTATGCGCGTGTACCAACAATAAATAGTCATCGAATCGGATACAAGAAAAATGGGTTTAATTGCGATTATGGCTCACTACATGGTTGTTCTTATGAAGATCGGCAACAATGCCCTATTTACAACAATCTTCCTGAGATCTCTTACGATTTGGTCTGATGAGCGCACTATATCGAATGTCTGTTGTTAGCTCTTCGAGAAGCCAAAATCGACTAAGATGATTCCAATTGCATGCGTTAACGTATTTGCACGTTGCGCAGACCATCCCGAGGTCTGCCAACTGCTCCACTTTTGAATCTTCCCAAAAGTGGTACAAGTGCCAGCTGATACAATGAAATGCGTGTTTCATCTTCTCGTCTCTTTCAACCAGAGCCACTAACGCTTGCACATTCTTCTCATCTGTGCAATAATTTTTTTCCATCTCCCCTCACCTCACCGATATGAGTTGCATTGCCGCAATCACAAAAGCTAATTCACTTCGATCAGACCGTTCGATGAAGTTTTCTGCTTCATCAACGGTCCATCCTAAATGTTCAACAAACTGATTGATAAGCTTCTTTCGCAATGGAGCGCTAACGCTCATTAACTCCCACCCCTCTTGCAGGATTCTCCTTCCTTTCGTCGAATTAAAGCGACGGAAGGAGGTGATAACACGATGGATAAAAAATCAGATAACGAAATTCCTACCCTCTTAAAAGAACGTATAGATTTAAAAGCGTTAACAGCTAAAACTTTTGCAAATGTTATCGAAAATATAAGAAACGGAAAGACTGAAGAAATAAGTATGGATCTGAATACTGAAATTTGGTTCTTTACACACTTTGGAATAGTATCAGGAAGTCTATATATTCCATCAGAAGAAAACGATGCATTTGATCCGACTTATTTTCTTCATACACTCATTTTTAAGACTCGTGACTCGCTGCTTTCATCCTACATAGAAAAAGGTGTTGCGAGATTAACAAACGATTCTAGTTTCGTATTGCTTAAAAATGTAACAGTCAAGCCTTATGCTAGTCCTAGTACTCCGTACAAGCTCGGTTACTTTCTTTTATACGGTGATGCAATTCTCGGCATATCTTTTGGAGATCAGCCGAAGGATCAATACGTACATGTGGTTGAATAGACACTGACTTCGGAGCTGTCGCCTTATCGGCGGCTTCTTTTTCCAATTTAGCGATACGTGCTTCTAATTCAGCTAGACGTTGCTCGATGTCCATTTCCCTCACCTCCTTTTGCAGGATTCTCCTTCCCTTTGTCGAATGTTGACACTGGAAAGGAGGTGTCCAAATGAGCTGGAATGCAGAAATTGTTTTAAAATCTGGAAAAGTTGTTGCTGTTGCTGATTTAGTATCAATCAATCGCGTAAGTCAATCTGACAGCTCTGTGTCTAAAAACACTGACTTTGAAAACTTTACACTTCCATCTAAAGGGATACTGTCGTTTGTCGGTAAAAACCATATCGTATGGCTCGAATCGTCCGATATTGAATACTTATCGTTATTCCGAGTTAACTGATTTCAATTTCCACGACAAGAGTGCAGCGTGCGCTGTGCTCTTTTTCAATTTCGAGTAGTTGCTCGACAATCCGTTTTGCTTCTTCCACGTTTGAGCAAGATAGTTTTACTTTTACTTCCATTCCCCTCACCCCCTTTATGCGGTTTGTTATTGCAGGATTTTCCTTCCCTTTGTCGAATGTTGACACTGGAAAGGAGGTGAATAAGTTGATAACTTTTGCCGAAGTAAAATGCTACAATTGTGAAAATTCTTTTCCTGTTTACTGGAACAACTGGGAAAAGAACTTGCCTATCCGTTGTCCTTTTTGTATTGCTAGTTTTAATGAAAAATTTACAGAAATGCTTAAACATTCGTTAGGTACAGTAAACGAATTAAACAAAGAGCTTAGAAGTCGTCACAGCGACGGGTCTCACGACTTGTTCCAAGTCGATTTCAAACATGTATACGTTCCAATCGATAAATATCGCTTAGATGATTAAACAACTCATACGCTTGATATTCATTGAGATCGTTACGCAATAACACTTCTTTGATTTCCTCTACGACTTTTTCGTAACGGTCTCTCCCCAACGCAATTTGTAATTCTTGTTTAGCATGCTTGATTGAACAAAGTGCTTGCTCAAGCTGTTCCATTGTCATTGTCCTCACCCCCTTTCACGCGGTTTGCTCGTCCCTCTCGATAAGAGGAAGGATGCCGAGTTTGTTTTTCAACATTTCATAGATGAATAAGCGTCCTTTTTGCGTCCAATACGTGTGCATTTTGCTCGTTTCTGAATCAATCGTGTGCGTTTTACTTTGCGTGTACCCTTTGTCTTGGTACTTGGAGTAAAGCAACCAGCAATCACCTTGTTTGTATTGAATGCCGAGCTGATGCAACAGTTGGTTCATTTTCATCGCGCTCATGCCGTAGTCTTTCGCAATTTTACTAATCGAAATGAGCGATTTGTTTTGCAGGATTAAATCGTAATAAGTCGCTTTCGGCTGTAATTCTTTGATGATTTGGTCTTTCTGTGCGTTTTGCAGTTGCAATTGCTCGTTTCGCTCCACTTGCTCAACTAACTGCAACAGCGCCTCTTTGTACGTCGTCGGCAACTTGAACGGCTGTTTCTGCTTCTCCAGCTCCGCACGCATGCGCTTAAACTCCTCAATGAACCGCACCTTCATTTTCATTGCCTCTGGCGTCGTGTACGACATGGCTACCAACGTGAACGCTTCTTCGGTGAGAAGGTATTTTTTGTACCACTGCTTGTTTTGTGGGTGTTGGTAGTGGGTCTGCTCAAAGTTGAGCACCCCCCATTCTCTTTCGCCAGCTTCATTCAATTTTTCGATCTGTACTTCAATATCACGTACAACGTTTCGATGATCTTTCTCAAACACTTCCGCTACCGTTAAGCTGTCTGTTACAACACGGTTGCTTTCGATGAAAACTAACTGATTCATCGCGTTCCTCCTTTATGCGGTTTTGTCACCATTTTGGTTACTACGGGGTAAAAAAATATCTTCTATTCTTTTACCGAAAAAATCTCGTAGTTTAAACATTTCTTCTAAAGTGAATTGAAATTCACCGCGTTCTTTCAAACCATATGTTTTTTCGGTGATTCCTAGATATTCAGCGAGTTGTTTTTGGGTCACTCCTCGCTTTTTACGAAGGATAATCAGTTTTTCCTGCATCCTATCACCTCCTTCTGATTGTTATCCTATCACCAAAACGGTTACTTGTAAAGAGTTTTTTGTTATTTTTTTTATATTTTTGTTCCGAAACGGTTACTTTTGTGCTAATATTCTATTAGATTATTAGAAAGGAGGTGTTGATTTGAGTTTACAAAGATATGTAGGAGAGAAAATAAAAGAATTTCGTTTAAAACGCGGTATGAGTCAAGAAGAATTGGCTGACTTATTAGGCACGACTAAACAAACAGTAAGTAGATATGAAATCGGAGAAAGAAAAGCTAATCAAGACGTTCTTTTTAAATTGTCAGAAATATTTAAAGTTAGTATTGACGATTTTTTCCCTTCCAAGAAAGAAAATGAAGTAAAATCGATTGTTTTCACCAAACTCCCGGTGGTCGGGGCGGTCAGCTGCGGAAATGGCGTGTTGGCATACCAAGAGATTGAGGGGTATGAAGAAGTGCCGACAAGTTGGTTGAACGGCGGCGAATACTTTTTCGTGCGTGCCAAAGGTGACAGCATGATAAACGCTCGCATTATGGACGGCGACCTGTTACTCATCCGCAGGCAAGAGGATGTGGAAAGTGGAGAGATTGCCGCTGTCCTTATCGACGACGAAATCGTTTTGAAACGAGTGTACAAAACAAACGGCACGATTATTTTGCAAAGTGAAAACCCGAAGTATCAGCCAATTGTTGTGCAAAAGAGCGACATGAAAAATGTGCGCATCATAGGGAAATTGAAGAAAGTGGTTTTAAATTTTTGACGTCAGAAATTTAAAAGAGCAACGCAAATGGTTGCTCTTTTTCACTTTTAAGTTAAAATTTTTGAAGGAAATCACCTTTTTTTATAGAAAAACCTATAATAAGTAATACTAACAGGGGGAATAATGATGGAAAAGAAAACTTACTATGCAAATAATGTACAAATGGCTCTGCAATTATACGATATGGTCATGGAGTTTTCTATTTTAAACCCTGATAACACCAAAGAGGACACCGTCAGAATCTTTATGAGTCCACAACATGCCAAAGTTTTTGCACATCTTTTATTGGATCATGTTCGTATTTATGAAGAGACATTTGGTTCTATCCCTAATCCACCTTCTCCAGAACAATTGCAAGAACTCCAAGAAAGAGGGATAATTAATCTTAGAGAAGGGGATGCAAAAAATTAATGCAGGAAAAGCATTCATCTTCAACAGCGAGTATTTATATATTTGATACTAAGGATCCATACGGTAAACGAGTGTTTTTGGAGAAGGCTCGTTTCGAAGAGCATATATTGGATCATCACCCAGAGATGAAGGGGAACGAGCATGCCATGAAAGAAACGGTTGAAAATCCTCATCTCATCATCCAAAGCAAACAGAACCCTAATCGCTGGTTGTATGTTGGGAAAAGCGATATGGCTACCTACCCACTTTTAAATATAAAAACAGTGGTTGACCATACTTCAACGGAATATGGATATGTAGTCACGGGACTATTCCAAAAGAAAATTAACGCGGAAAAGGAGGGAACGGTCATTTATGAAAGAACAAGTGAAAATTCACTACGATGAAGAATGCGACGTTTTATATATTTCATTTGGGGAACCGCGCCCTTCCTACGCAGAAGATTTTGAAGATGGGGTATACATTCGGTATGACATGGAAACAGATGCGCTAACAGGCGTAACTATTTTAGATTTCTCGAAAAGAAAAAATGAACTTAAAAATATGCCTTGGCCGTTTACATTCCCAACCGAAAGTGTAAACGAAGTGGTTCATTAATCATTCTCCTCTTATAAAGCGCTCAATACGGGCGCTCTATTTTTGTTAGCATAGTTCTGTAATTTGTTTTTCCAAGGAGGCTCAACCAAAATGAAAGTCGCCATTTACGTTCGAGTCAGTACAGACGAACAAGCGAAAGAGGGGTTTTCCATCCCAGCGCAACGGGAACGACTGCGGGCATTTTGTGCAAGCCAAGGCTGGGAGATTGTGCAGGAGTATATCGAAGAAGGATGGTCTGCCAAAGACTTAGAGCGACCGCAAATGCGGCAATTGCTTAAAGATATCAAGAAAGGGAACATCGACATCATATTAGTTTATCGGTTAGACCGCTTAACACGGTCGGTGTTGGACTTATATTTGTTGCTCCAGACGTTTGAAAAATACAACGTGGCGTTTCGTTCAGCAACCGAGGTATATGACACTTCCACGGCAATGGGAAGGCTATTTATTACGCTTGTGGCTGCGCTTGCGCAATGGGAGCGCGAAAACCTTGCCGAGCGCGTGAAATTTGGTATCGAACAAATGATTGATGAGGGGAAAAAGCCTGGCGGACATTCCCCATATGGTTACAAATTCGATAAAGATTTTAATTGCACGGTTGTCGAAGAGGAAGCGAAGACGGTTCAAATGATATATCGATTGTATTGCGATGGGTATGGATATCGGAGCATCGCCGATCGACTAAATGAATTAGGAATCAAGCCGCGCATCGCCAAAGAGTGGAATCATATTTCTATCCGCGATATTTTAACAAATGATATTTACATCGGCACATATCGATGGGGGAATAAAGTCGTTCCGAACAATCATCCAGCGATTATTAGTGAGCCGTTATTCAAAAAAGTGCAGAAAGAAAGGGAAAAAAGAGAAGTAGATCGGTCAAGAGTTGGGAAATTTCTTTTTACTGGTCTCTTATATTGTGGCAATTGCAATGAACATAAAATGCAAGGCTCTTTTGATAAACGTGAACAAAAAACGTATTATCGATGTTTAAAGTGTAACCGAATTACACACGAGAAGAATATTTTAGAGTCATTGCTCGCGGAAGTTCAATTGCTCATCACATCGAAAGAATATTTTATGTCCAAGTTCTCTCACCAGTTCGATGAACCGAAGACAATCGACGTTTCTGCCCTAACAAAAGAGCTGGAAAAGATAAAACGACAAAAAGAAAAATGGTATGATTTATACATGGACGATAACAATCCCATTCCGAAAGAGGAGCTATTCGCAAAAATTAATGAATTAAACGAGAAAGAAAAAGAAATTTACGAAACATTAAGCGAATGTGAATTAGAGGAGAAAGAGTCCATTGAGGAGAAATATAATCGAATAAGCAAGATGACCGATTTTAAACAGCAATTCGAACAAGCAGACGATTTCACGAAAAAAGAACTTCTCTTTAGCATTTTCGAAAGAATTGTAATGTATCGGGAGAAAGGGAAAGGGAAAAAGCTAACGCTCGATTACACATTGAAGTAA